CCCTAACTATTCGCTGGTGGATAGATCAGGTCACGCCCCGGTGACGGTGTCCTTGATCTCGACCGCAGCCTCAGGACGGAGGATGCCGTGACCCACCGCGTACTTGGCGACGAACAGGTGGCCCTGGCGGGAGACCTGATACTCGGACTCCATGCCGAGGTCGAAGAGCTTCACCGTGGCGATGGCAGTCTTCTGCATGACGAGCGCAGCCGTCTGAGCGAAGTCGCCCGCGTACTTGTTGCCCGTGCCAGCAGCGACAGTGCCGTTCGCAACCACCGCCGAGGGGAGGTTGTTGGTCTTCACGATCTCGATACCGGCGACCTTCCAGATCTTACCGTCCGAGTACATACCAGCGCCGCCCCAATCCTTGTTGATGGCGTCCTTGTTCTGGACCAGCATGTAGTACTGCTGGGGCTTGAGGAAGCAGTAGCGGCCATCCTCCGGAACGTCCTTGGCGTCCAGCTCAGCAGCCGCCGCGAAGAGGGCCGCAGCGAGAGCGCCAGCGTTCACCTTGAAGGTGTTGCCAGCCGGGGTCGCGGTGACCACGGAGCCGCCCGGGAGACCCTGCACGACGTTCGTGGCGCGGGCCGCGAGGACACCCACCTGGAGGAGGTGCTGGTCCATCTGCTTGGCGAGCGCACGACCCATCTCCGTGGAGTAGATGGAGCGGGCGTCGTAGTGAGCCTTCGCCTCGTCAATGTTGGCGATGAACTCGTGCGAGACGAGCAGATCGTCAATCGAGATCACGACCTCGCCCTGACGGATGGCGTTCTGGCCGAGCAGCTCGTTACCGGGAACGTGGTACTGAGCCGAAGTGCGCCCGAAGCGCGGGAACTGGGTGGACTTGCCCTTGGAGATCGTCTTGACGGTGTGCTTGTCCATCATGACGTTCGTGCCTTCAAAGGCCGTCAGAACCTCACCAGCGAACTGCTTGAGAAAGAGAGCATCGACATCGCCGTTACCATTGATCTGGCCGATGCGAACAACATTTGCGTTGGACACTTAGAAAATCCTGTGAGTATAAGAGAGAGTTGGGTTGAAAACCAACGGCTCCAGTACTCACGCCACAGCAACAAGATTGTCGCCCCTTGCCCTGCCTCAACAAGGCAATAGGACGGTCAAGGGATGTGCGTGGTATTGGGTGTTGGGGAAGAGCCCCGAAAAGGGACTAACGGGCCAGGGGGTGACAAAAAGATCCCTGGCCCAAGAAGAAGGTGATGAAACGACTTGTGAGTATTACAGCTTCGCGCGGCGGGTCAGAAGACCAGCGAAGATCTCAACGACACGGTAGACCTTGCCGAGGATCTCATTGTCCTTCGGGGTCGGGGTGGCGTTCACGATGACCGCTGCGATAACGTGAAGGGCGCTGAGGATCGTAAACACGTCCTCAAGGCTAATCGGAAGGAAGTCCATGGGGTCTCCTTAAAGAATGTCAGAGACCGCCAGACGTGCCCGTACCTCATCCTGATAAGCGGGATCGGAGGCGTAGCGCGGATCGCGCATGGCCGCAGTCAGCTCCTGGGTGGACTTGAAGCCCTGCGGGGCGGAAGCCTGGGACGAACCCTGGAGGAGCTGGGGGGCAGAGCCGTTGGCGGCTGTGTAACGGGCATAGAGACCCTCGACGGCGAGCTTCAGCTCATCGCGGGATCCAAACTCAGCGGCACGATCAAAGGCCGCGATCTCGTTCTTCGAGAGGGACCGGGAGGCCCACTCAATCATTGAGGCGTAGTTCTCCTCGCCACCCACGACCTTGAAGGTCTCCTGGCGGATGCCATCAGCAATGGCGAGCTGGCCGTCAATGTAGGCGTCCACGAGATGGCGGGGGATGCCAGCCTTCTCGATGGTTTCATAGTCGGCATCGGTGAGACCCCCGTTCTGCTGGAACGAGTTTGACAGGGCCTCAAAGTCCAGACCGGCCTTCTCAGCGACCTTCTCAGCCTCTTCCTTCTCGGACTCAGGCTTGGTGATCTTCAGGTCGGCTGTCGGGTCGGTCTTCTTGGTGGTGTCTTCTTCCTGAGGCTTAGGCTCCTCTTTGGGCGCACCTAGCTTCTTCTGAAGCTCGTCATAAGCCTTCGCTAGATCCTCAGGGCTCTTGAACTTCTCAGGCAACCAAGATGGACGCTCTGGGGTATTGCTCTCCTCCGTCTTCTGCGCGGGAGCCCCGGCGTCAGCGGCCTCAAACTTGGCGAGCATCGCCTCGTCGTGGCTCGTCTGGGAGTCAGTGTTGGTTACGGGATCCATGTCAGTTGCGTTCAATCACGAACCCCGGGAGCGCCTGGAAGGCTTCCTTGGTGGGCTCGTTGGTTTCGGGGGCGGGTTCAGCCTGGGGCACAGGGGTCGAGACGACGGGGGCTTCTGGGGCCCCCGCCTTGTTCTCGGTGTCCTGAACGTCCTCAGGCCGCTTGCGCGGGCTGCGGGCCATTCTGGTTCTCTGGTTTGAGTTGGTCTCGGAGGATGTCCATCCCCTTCGGACCCAGCTTCTCAAGGAGCTGCATCATCATCGCCTGCTGATCGGACTCAGCCGTCTCGTCTTCGCCTGCGATGAGGCCCTTCATGTCGAGACCAATGGCAGCACCGGCTCGCTTGAAGTACTCAGCGAAGTTGAAGAACTTCTGGGCGATCTCGGGGCCCATCTCAATGATGAGGCTCTTGATCATCTGGAGCTTCTGGAGATCATGTCCGCGACCCAGAGCTTCGAGCCCTGTCGTAATGGTCGGCTTCAGGATCTCCTTGGGGAGCGGCGGGAGCTTCTTCTGACGTTCCATCTGGAACATCGTCAGCTCTACGAGGGGGAGCTGGAACTCCTGGGAGAGGATGGCATAGACGCCGCCAAGGGCGTCTTCTAGCTCAGAGGCGATGTATCTCACCTCTTCGGCAGTCACTCGCTCAGCATCACGCTGAACGGCGCTGTTCATGAGGAAGCACTGAGCGAGGCGATTGGAGATCAACTCCATCGTCTTCAGTGTGGTCTGGAAGTCGGCGTGCTTGCCCATCTGAAGGACAGTCACGTCCTCAGCGTTACCGGCAACCACGTCACCGGACTCGCTCTTGGAGACCACTGCGATCTTGGTGGTGCCGTTGGGATTGACGAGGAACAGAACCTTCGCGGCGGCAGCGGAGCCAACCACGATGGCCTTGGTGAGACCTTCGAGCGACTTGAGGTCGCCCTGGTACTCCTCGACGTAGCCACGGCCATAGCTCTCGCCGTCGATCTTGGTCCAGCGGAGCGGAATGAAGGGGCACTTGTCGAGCGGGTAGGTTCCCTTGGAGCCGGGGACGATCTCGCCCACGACCTCCTGATGGACCTCCCAGCGGTTCTTCTTGCGGACGACCCAGGTGTAGAGATCGACCGTCTTCTCCGTGGAGCCGGTGCCCTTCTGTGCGTTCTCGGCCTTGGCCTTGACGGCGAGGGCGGGAGGCAGGGCAGCGGGGGCGATGGACTCCTTGGTGATGATCTCAAGGACGTTGCCCATCGGGTCACGCAGGACGACGTAGCGGTCCAGGCGGAAGACACGGAGACCGCCTTCGGGCGGTTGGACGAGGAGGACGTTGCCCGCCACGATGAGGTACTTGAGACCTTCATGGACGGACGTGCGGGCCCGGTTGGTTTCGAGGTGGGTCATCACAGCCCGCTCAACGCGGTTGACCGCCTCCTCGAAGGCACCCCGGGCCCCTTCCTTCTGCGACAGCTCTTCCAGAGTGAAGTCGTCAATCTGGAGCCGGAAGAAGGGGGAATTGGGTGGTAGCAGCGCGAGCAGGAGCTTCGCAGCCAGATTGTTGACCCCTCGCGCACCGAGCCCCTGGTAGGGGGTGTAGTACTTGGTGGAGGGACCAGCCCCTTCAGGGGGCACTAGGGTCGGGATGGTGAACTTTGCAGCCGCCCGGGCCCTGGACAGATAAGGCTCTCGCTCCGTCGCAAGCTGCATGTAGCGGCCTGCTGCGGACATCGGTTAACCCCGAGGAACGTTGGGAGCGTTACCCGAGCCAGCGCCCGGGACGTTCAGGTCGATCCGGAGGGCCTTGCGGCCACGGCGGCGGCTATCGAGACCCATCTCCCGCTCGCCTTCTTCGCTGATGTTGGGATCACCCTGCTCGACGTTGGCAGCGGGTTCTGGGGGAGGCGCTGCGGGAGCAGGCGGCTGCGACGGCGGTGGTCGCTTTGGCTTACACATCGTCTAGGATCCTATGATTGAGAACGTTCGCCTCCTGGGACTCAAAGAGTTCCTTCAGGTGGGCTATGACTTTTTGTTCCCCTGCATAGAACCACACTCTCTTTTCATCCCAACTCAACTGAGGTGGAACTAGAGGGAATCTCTCTAGGAGATAAGTGATCACCTCAGGGGAGATGTAAGGGACTCTGTCTGGC